TTGATACAGTTATTTCTGATGTTAATAAATCTCCACTAGCTGCATTAGTTATAGCTGGAGCGGAGACACTTGATATGTTGTAAACCAGGGTCGATGCCGCTAGTTTAGTTACTACTGCCACAATAAAATCTTCCATGCCTAACAAGTTGCCTTGATTGTCAAATGCAGGTGTAGTTATTAGAATCTTAAAATTAGCCAAGGGTGAGATGCCTGTCTGGCTATTATTATTTGGCACAATATAAGGATCGCTAGGTGTTACGACTACGCTATTTGCAAGCAGAGTTGCTGGCGGGAATGCAAAAGTAGACCATACTCCAGCGTTTGCTAGAGCAGTTGCTACTGTGCCACGTAAGGTACTTATTGCGGCCATTAGCCAACCAATGAATTAGGATTTGAATACGGCTGGATGAGACCCCGCACTCTGTTAATCAGCTGATAACCCATCCGATATGGGCTTGCAGAGATCCCATCCATACCTACCCCACCTGTTTGGCTCACTTGACGTGCTTGCCAGATATCGACTGCAACTATCATCGCAGCTTCTCTTATGGCAGGGGTCGCAGTGTAAGCCTGTGTCTTGGTGTCTGGGCCAGCGGCTTTGCCGTATGGTCTAATTAAATGATATGGGTCGTTTGCAGCTGTCTTTGCGTATTGAACAAAGCTATAACCATTAGGGTATGAACTTAATGCGTATGTACTCCAAAACATTGTGCCTATTGAGGCGGGTACTGTTGTACCAGGGAATGATCCGGTAATTGTGTATGTGCCATTATATGTTGCACCTGAACCACTTACTGTTATTGATTGACCTGTAACAAATATGCCAGGGCTTGCTAATACTAAAGTCGCAACGTTGTTATTTATAGATGATCCCACTACAGGTACATCGTTTTGCCATAAATATTGATTGATTAAATCTTCCGCTGTTTGGCAGCACTCTTCCACAGTTGCGTCACTATATAAAGTACCAATTCCCAAATTTGTGCGCAACTCCGCTTGGGTGACCATTGCTGCTGGCATGCTGTCCTTTCTTAAAAGCTCCCCTGGGGCTAGGGCTACTAAACCCCAGAGGATTATTAAATTACTAAGTTATTAGCTTAGGTTGAAGCGACGTACTCCACCAGCGACCAATACACCAACGGCCATGTAGCCATATAGTGCTGTCTCAATCTCGCCAGTTGCTGGCTGATTTACAGATAGTCGTAGGATTGGTGATTCGTAAATTGATACTGATGAAGGTACAACAATAAATGCTGACTCATCGATTGTGGTTGATACTGCGTTTGGATCTACGTATAGATCTAAGCCAAGTACGTTACCACGTAGTGATGTTGGTGCAGATACTCCTGCGTTGTTCATTGGATTAGCAGCATTGTAAATTGGGCGACCAGTTGTATCTGTTGCGCCTAATAGTAATGACCACTGTGAAGTACCAGCGATGTAACGTGTTGCTAACTCACCTGTTGCAAGGTAAGCGGCTGGTGCTTGTGTTGATACGTAGGAAATAATTCCTGCTGAATCTGCTGCTACTCCTGTAGCTTGTGTTCCGCCTGCTGTTAAAGCTGCGATAACTGCTGCGTCTGTTGCTTTGTTGTAAGCACGTGTCATGTTGTCGATCATGGCTGCAAAGAATTCTGGTGATGATCTTTCTAGAATTTCTAAGCTGTAGCGTTGTAGTCCAGCATACTTCTTAACAGTTAAGTTTACGTATGAAGATACGATACCTGTCTCTGAAGGTCCTCCTGCTTCTGCGGTTTCTGCAACTGTACCTGAAGTAGTGATCTTTGGAACTGAAATTGTCATGCCAGCGGCAGGCAAGGCCCGTGACCCGATCGCATCCACTGCCGGTCTAGATCCGATAAGGGTATCTACTACTGTTGGCACAAATTGTGTTGGACTAAATGCTGGGTTTGTAGTAAATGAATCATCTGCAGCAGTTAGGTACTTTGCCACATCTGCTTCTGCTTTCATTACCCATGTTGCTGATTCGTGGTTACCTAATTTTGCTTTGATGGTGTGTTCAAGCATGTGTGCTTGTGTCTTAATTGGTGAGCGAGGCTCTGTGTAGAAGGATGCACTAATTGTTGGGCGTGCGGCCTCTACTGGAGCAACCTCTACCACTGGTACTGCTGTTGGCTCGGTGGTGTTGTCCACTTGTGCCTCACTTTCCGTAGTTGGTTGATTTGTTGCATCCGCTTCGCCTTCGCTAGCGGCAACTTTAGTTACTTGTGCTTCTGTGAATGCTGGTGATTCGACTAGGCTCACTTCTTTAAGGGTTGCTTTAGTTACATAAATGTAATCTTTTTTCTGTGATGATTTAAGTACATCTACACCAACAGATAAGCCATCGATAAGCTGCTCACTTGCCAGCATCAAAGCATCTGACCCTTGCATGCTTGCGCTAATTTTAAAGCTAGCATAAATGCCATCTTGTTCTTCATTAAACTTTTGCATGCGACCAATAGGTCTATCGTTTTGATGTTGCATAAGCATCTTGATCTTGCCTGGGTCGCCTACATCAATTGATCCTTTAGCAAATACAACTTTACCTACGCTGGTATTACCAACTGTTTCGAATGGCACAATTTTGCCAGCGATAACTCTGCGCTCACCATCAGCGCTTTCAATTTGGCTACTAAATGTCAGAATCAATTTGAATCCGCCCATGTTAATACATCGAATGTAAATGATGGGGTTGTACCTTCTACGACCCAAATTACTCGCAAGCGATCTGTAAAAGCTGTGGTTAGTCGTACTACTTCTCTAGTTACTGCAGTAGCTGTAGTGAAAGTTGTAATTGTATTCCAGTTAGTGCCATCTACTGTGTCCTGAACTGCAACACTAAGTGAAGGTAATGTGCCGCTTGCAGCAGTTACATTTAATTGTAAAACTAATAATCTTGCTGCAGCAAAACCAGTTACGGCTGTGCCTGCTGCTGTTGTTGTTCTAGCAGCTGACGCTAATAAACTTACTGTACTAGCAGGTATATTGGCTTGTTGTATATCGCTCATTCATTTTCTCCTTTAGCGCTGTTAATGTACTCAGCATCGCCACTTTCATTTCCGTTGGGTGTTAGATCTTCCATTTCTTTTGCTTGCTCGATGTCAATAAGTCCTAGTGCTAACATCTTTTCAATGGTCTCTAGTCTTGCCTTGTCATCTGATCGCAAGAATGTCTCACTAATGTTAAAACGAACAATATGGCCGTTAGCAGTTATATCGTTCATGCTTAGGCGATCTTCGATAGCACAAATATATGGTTGTAGTGAATAAGCAACAAACTCTTTACGGCCATCAATAATGTTTTGATAAGTCATGCTGTTATTCATATCTGCGCTTATGTAATATGCAGGCACGTTCATAGCTCGTGCAATTTGTGTTGCAAGATATTGTGATGCTTCGTTATACATCATATCCTTAGGACTGAATCCAACAGTCTCATAAGATAATGTGCTAGTTAAATATGCTGTGCTTCTATTTTGACGTGCTTGCTTCCAAGCTGCTAATAATCCTTGTACTTGCGCTTCTGGCATATCTGCACCAGTGTTTTTTAGAAATCCTGTTGCCATAGGTGTTTGTGATGCTACAGCTGCAGCCTTTTCTATATCTAATGCGCTTTGTATTGTGCGACCTGCAGTTTGTAATACGCCTTGTGTTAATCCTTGGAATGTAACTAATGAACCAACGCCAACCATAGGTACTTTTTGATTATCAATTGTGTAATACAAAACTTCTGTACCTAATGGATTTAATTGTGCAACTACTCGTGTGTTATTTATCCATTCAAAACGTGCTGGTCTTAAATCATCTGCATATACTTCTGTAACACGCCAATATGCAACACCATAGAATATAAGGCTATCGACAGTCCAGGAGATAGTGACGGATCGTGGTTGTCGAATATCTGGCTGTTCGCACCAAAGTGGCTTTGCTAATTCTTCGCCTGTAGATTTTTTGTACAGCTCTAATGGTAAATATCCAATAACACCTTTAATTAAATTAGCGCATCTATTAACAGCTGGTACTTGTGTTGCAAGTGTGCGATCCATTGGACCTGCACCGAATGTGTTATAACCAAATCCAATGATGCTATCGCCCATAACGGCAGGGGCGTATTGCGCTTGTAGATTCTCAGTTTTTTTGGTTATACCCAAAGCAGACAATAGACCCATATAGGTACTTTATACCATAAAACGGACATATGGTGCAAGTTAGACAAAGATTTGCGCAGTTTGTTGAGGTTTTGTTAATTGACTTACAACCATGGCAAGTGATATGGCAGCTGTAACATCGCCAGCAGATTTTCTACGTATTATGCGCCAGCCAGCATCATTAGTCTTAGCTGCACAGTTATTTAAATGCTGTACTAGCTCTGCTTGACCAGAATGGACTACTCGATTATTAGCCAGGCCATCGGCAAGGTCTGAGCATGCCTGGTAAAACGCTTGACCAGACACATCGACCATGCGCCATCCGCTTTGTTCAAGTCTTGTGGCAATAGTTTGTGTGGCGTATTTGTCATAGCAGATTATAGATGGGTGATATTTTCTAGCCCACTCATTTATGTCACTTGCCATTTTAATTTCATCTATTGCTATATCGCTATGCCAAAGCTGTGCAAGTCCGACTGCTATTTTGCCATCCTGTACCTGACCCATAACTAAAGCGCCGGATCTTCTAGTAGGTGCAATATCAAATGCCATAATTGTTTGTGGCCCAACAGGTATCTCTAAATTGCTATCACTGCACTGCTCAATAGATCCATATACCCATGGGCTGACAGTAGAATCTACCCACATGCAAAGCATCTCTGTCTTTGTAGCTTCTATGCTGTTAGTGCTTACAGATTCTTCAAGTGTCTGCTCAGTTATTAAATGACCTAATGCTGGATTAGCCATAGCCCAGGCTTTACGATCTGTAATCTTAGAATGCTGTGGTGCGCTGTATTCATAGAATCCTAAATTGTCAGGTGGGTATGATAGGCAACGCTCTCTTAGATCATTAAGCACAGTGCTAAACCCATCACCTGCGTTACTTGTCATTAGTGTCATGGCGTTAGGCCTTGCTCTAGTTACCGGCAGTGCGGCTGTAAAAGATTCTTGTGTCCACTCTCTTAATTCATCAATATAAAGAAAATCTGCAGTCTTACCACGAGGTGCATCTCTAGTAGCTGCTGCAATTTCATACCTAGCACCATTAAGTAGTGTTATAGATTCTTGGCCGTTAGCCAGACGGATTTGTCTTACTTGGTCTTTTAAGAATTGGTTATCTTCTATTGTGTATGCAACTTGCCTAAATGTATCTAATGCCATATTTCGGTTAGATGACATGCCCAGGACATTCTTAGAGCCCCATAAAAATAAATGGCTAAGAATCAACATGCGTGCTAGGTGTGTCTTGCCATTTTGTCTAGCTACAAGGACTAAGGCTGTCTTCTTACGCCAATTCTGTGCATCGTCTATAGATAACAAATCATCTAGCACCCAGCGTTGCCAAGGCACAAGAGGTAAACCAATCTTCGTAGCCAGATCAGCTACCTCTTGCGCTTTTGACGGAGCATTCAGTAAAGGTGTGTGGATTCTAGGCTCAATACTACCAATTAGCCCGACCCCTCGTGGCGTCTGTTTTACTTCCGCATCATTCTGCATCGAAGTTAAGCGTATCAGGTTTAATAAATGGTGAATCCGGCACTGTTCGGACTGTCTCAGGGAGAGAAGAGTCAGG